CTGGCATCAACTCCAGGAATCTTTCCTGTGCCCTTGCCATCAGCACAGGCTGCGGCCATCATGATACGGTTCATGTGATAGATACGATCGTATCCGCCAATGTCTCTAGCCAGGTGTGTGCCTTTTTGTACCGAAGCATGGTCGTGGCGCATCTTGGCCTTGGGCTTCATACTGAAACTGGCTTCTGAGATGAACTCTTTAGCCCGCATGATTAATGTCCTACTGTTGCTGAACTTGCTGTGCCAATTTCTCTTGCAGTAAATGTTGCACTACAGGTAATGGTTAATTTATTTCCTGCGCCAACATAAACCTGCTGACGACTGTTTGGAGCAACAATTGGTGCATTATTATACATGGTACCTGGTGCGCCTGTGGCCAACGTATACTCGTATGTGCCGCTTGCTGTAGCATTGGCACTCATGGTCAAACTGGTTCCGTTTACTACACTGGCTACGGTAACTGTATTAGCAACACCGGTGCCTGTAACAAACGTGCCATTGACCAAACCAGCAGAGGCCTGACTAGTCAGCATTACATTGCTGCCAGACTGGACTGTGCCAACAAGTCCCACTGTGGGATTTCCTGCTGGCATGACATAGATATTATAGATGGCAGGAGAAGAAGTTGTAACTATTTCTACCTTGTCGGTATTCCATGTCACGTTGGCTATGTTGGCGTTGTATACCAGTGCTTGAGTCATTTAAATTAACCTTTGTATTGTTGCCAGTTCTTGAACAAGCTACGCTCAAGTTCTACACTTTCTTCCATGCTGTGTTGGCGACGTAGTTGCATGTTGGGCAAGCCGCCACCTACTGTGGTGCTTTGACCAGTGCTCTTGGGACCGTTCAATCCACCTGCATAGGTGTTGAGCTCTGGATCGGCTTTCAAGGTCTGTTCATCTGTTGGCCAATCCATTTCGTTTTCTTCCAACTCTTCGCCGCAACCGTGAGCTTGATGTTCAATGCCAGCGGCCTTGAGCAACTGTGCCAATGCGTCAGCCTGTTCGCCATCTGCTGTAACAGTAATACTCTTGTGTGGCTCGCCGTGCTCGTCTTGGGTCATGTTTACTGACACGTTCATGCTTTCCATCAATGACTCAACTTCACGATCAATGCTTTCATATACACCTTTGCCAAATTGCATACCACCCTTGCCAGCTTTGGGTGCGGCGTTTTGCACAGGTGCTACACTGCCAGCTACTGTTGTTTCTTCAACTTCTTCTTTTTTCTTGCTCTTGGCCTGTTTGGCGGCCTGTTTCATTGGCTCAGTCTTGTTGCCATCCTTGTCAAGATCCAAAAAGTCTGGTTTACCAGCTTCATCTACATGCTTGGGTAAACCTTTGAGCTTGGTAGCAGCAAAGTCGCGTGTGTCTTTGGGCTTCATTGACTTGGCAACTTTTTTCAACTCAGGACTTGCGCCTGGAATCTTCTTGCCTTTTTGCATAGCGTGAGCCATGCCCATGAATTTTTGTTGAGCTTGGCTAACTGCTTTTTCTGCTACAGGCTCAATGGTAATACCTTCACGTCCTGTAGCCTGCTCAAGGTCACGCTCGTGTGTGCTGAGGATATAATCAGTAACACTGGTCATCATGCCTTTGATTTGGCCAATTTTTTCCTGGACCCACTCTGGCATGTTTTCATTGCCACGCAGAGCTTTTTCAAGTTCTTTGGCATGACGCACAATAGTATGCAATGAATCCTTGGTCATACCTGCTTCGTCATTGTATTCAGCCTCTTCGCCGTGCTCAATGCTTTCACTGCTCATGTTTGAAGGACGTGTCATCATAACGCTGTCGGTGTCAAGAGCTTCTTCGGTTTTCTTTACACGCTTGCCACCAATCATTTTGTATTTGTGGCTGCCCTTGGTCACACGCTCGTCACCTTTTGGCTTGGTGCTCTTTGGACGGCCTTTTTTCTTTGGCTCATCACTGGTAACTTCGTCATCTTTTTCCACATCATCTTCGTGCTTGCGTGTGTAACGCTTGCTGTAGCCAGTGTCTTGCACATCATAACGACTGTGTGTTTCTGCTTCTTTTTCTTTGCGTAGCTTGTCCATGTGTTCTTTGTCAAAGGCTGTGCCTTTGCTACGTGGCTCTTTCTTTTCCATCATTTTTTCATCGGCGGTATCGCCAGTTACTTGATAGGTCTTGCCATCCACTTTGAATTCTTTTTTGCCGGCTTTGATAGCTTTTACACGCTCACCCGAGAACTCGTTTCCTTCGTCCATGTCGCCTTCATTGGCCACGTTCTTGGCAAACTGAGCCATGTGACGTAGTTTAGGATTCTTGCTGTGTGTGGCTTTTTCAATCTTGGCTTTGGGAATCTTTTCACCTTGAGCCACATGTAGAGCCTTGTGTAGGCCACCTTTGTGTGCAGGATTAACTGCCTTCTGGATCCACTTTTCGCTTTCAGCCACTTTGGATTCATTTAGGTCTTGTTTGGTAGCTAGGTCAGCTAATCTTTTGTTTAGGTCGTAAAAAAATGTCATGCTATTATCCTTGGGGTTGTGCGCCAGTGGCTGGCTTGGGTCGACGCTTTATCTTGCTCATGGGACTCATGTTGCCCATTGGCAGGTCATTTGTGGTCTTGGCAGCAGGAGTTGGACCTCCGGCTACAGTAAAGTCACTGCGGTATGCATTCTTGAGAACAGCATGCTCATCATATGGTGCTGAATAATCAGCCTTGAGTTCTTTTTGCTCGGCTGTGTCAGCTGGATAGTCAGTATCAGTCAAGAGATCTTTGTTTTCTGTTTCAACACGTTTGCGCTCAGTGTCAAGGCCATTTTCGTGTGGCACAGTCAACATGATAATACGATTTGGATCCAAGAATAAAATTTGAGCAATCTGTTTGATCTGTGGTTCAATTGCTGGATAGCGAAACTCTACATCAAAGCTGGTAACTGAATCGTTGCTGTGCTTGGGGAAGTCTGCAGGTTTCAGTTGCACTGGTGTAGACTTGGCGCGGCCAATTTTTACAGGATCAAACTGCTTGAGCTTGTCTTCTAATTGCTTGATAAAATCAGGAGCAACATCACCTACAATTTTGATGCGATAATTGTAGGTTCTTTCTGATTCGGCGAGGTATTGTTGAAAATTTTTCATCTTAGTTTCCCTATATGATATTTATGCTCGGTTACCGTTTTGCGAACCCATGGTGATCAAGCGTTCCAACAAATCATTACGGCTCAGCACCTGTCCGTGTGCTGTTTCTACAGCTTCTTCAGGTGAGTTCTTTAATCGATCTTGGTCCAGTTTCATCTTTTTCATTTGTAAATCGACCATTTTTAATTTCTTGTTTAGTTTGGCTGTTTTTGCTGTGAGTGCATGCCCTAGCATGGTGCTGGCCACTGCAAATATCTCACTGCTGTAACGACTGTCAACCTGCATGCCTAGATCCATAAGATCATCAAATGTTTCGGTAGCCTTGTTGGCCAGGTCATCCAGTTCACGATCGCCGGTTTCAAGATCACGCACAGTGGGCAAGGCCGCATCAATTTTATCAATGGTATCGGTTATTTCTTGTAGTTTAATCTGCGTGGCCGGGATAGACGCAGGTTCGTCTTCTGTTGATTCAGAAGTCGGAAAATCAAACAATTCTTCCAGTTTACGGGTCATACCCTATTTACCGGATTTTTTACCACCTTGATGATAAATTTGATCTTCGTTTATTACCCGAAATGTCAGGCCGTTTTTTCTAGCCCATAAGGTAGCACTGTGCCATTTGGCATAGTTCACAGCCACTATAGCACGGTCACGGTCGTTCATTTTGCTTTCAATTAGACTTTGTTTTTTGGGTTTGATTTCAATCAGTTCGGCAATGGTGGTGTTGTTGCGGCCACGGTAAGTGACCAGGAAGTCGGGCACATACATGCTCTGTTTGCCTGTGATAGGGTTACGATACGGTATTGATAGACTTTCACTAGCCCATTGTAGCACATTGTCGTTTGAGTCTAGAAACATCATGAATGTGAGTTCCCAACCAGATCTATAACGAGGTGCACCTTTGCCTACATACTTGGCTGGATTTTTTACTGTGTAAATGCCTTGACGAAAATTGGCCATGATCAAGCCCTTACGTTTCTGGCAGTGTAGTAGTTAGGAGTAGTTGGAGCTAGTATGCCCAACAGTGTGCTGGGACTACGCACCAGATTGAGATAGTAGGCCATCATGATGGTAACCTCAGGTGCCGAGCTGGCATTTTGTTGAAAAGTTTGCAACAGAGCTATGGCACTGGTGTTGGTAGCGTCGGCCACTCTAAACAACGAAGTAGTCATATTTTCTGCGGCGTCTGCTGTGGTAAAAACACTTTTGAAATAGCTTACTACCGCGTCATATTCTTGTGCCGGAATATTAGCATCGTATTTGTAGAATTGATCATATACTCTTACAGTCTGATCAATTGAGTAGTTGGTAGCATTAACTGTGGCCATGATTAGTAATTAGTCAGGTTAATGTTGGGAGTTGGAAAGAATATACCACCGCTGCCGTAGCTCAAGGGTTGATTTGGTATGCCTGCAGGACTTGTCAACGGACTGGAACTAGCACCCCTTAGGGCGCCTGGCAATATGCCACGTACCGCATTGTTGAGAGCCTGTGTTGCGTCAGCTTTTAAAACTGTGGACACACTGGGTGCGTTTTTCCAGGTGTTGTAGGCAGCGGCCGCTGTTTGGGCCGCTCCAATCAAGCTGAGAGGATTACCACTTTCTAAATCGGTAACAATACCAATACCAGCATCAAGCAGGCCACCTTGACCCAATACTGTCTGTGTGCTGCCGGGTCTGGCCAAGGCGCTAGGCACTGTGTCATAGTAGGCAGGATCTGCAAAACCTAACACATTGGTATCGGGTCTAACTCCGCCAATGGCTCCTTCGAGATACTTGACTGTTTCATAACGAACAGTCATGCGGTTGTTCATTATGCCGGCACCTTGACTGTAATCATAGGTATCGTGGGCCCAGTCAGTGATCATAGGATTGATCAGGATGTATTCGGCAAACTTGTGTTGACTCATGCCATAGATACGTATGTCTTTGAAGAATGGAGGCTTGCCGGCACCAGGTGGAAGACCGTCGTTGGCGGCTTCACCAATATAGCCCCAGTCGTTTACATAACGCACAGGATCATAAGTGTCTCGATTGTTGTAACTGAATCCAGCTGGTGTCTGACTCAACGGATTAGGAATACCGTTTACATTGGTTATGTTGTCGTATTTGTTG